GACATAGTTAGTGGCATGTACCACCTGTCGTGTAATTTGACGCTTAGCATAGTACTTTGCCTTAGTCTCTGGAAAATTCGGGTGGGTTTCCAGTAACTCATCATCGCTGATGGGCAGGTTGTAGACCGCCCGGGCGCTGTGCAAGTGAATGTCTACCCTTCGACGTAATGCGGACTTCAAATCCTCGTCATCAGCTTCCCACGCCACCACCTGTAAATCCGCTCGGTCCAGGTCGCAGTCGAAGAAGGTGAAACCGGGGTCAGGAATGAAGAGTGTTTTAACATTAGGAAGTTGCAGTGCATCGACGTCTTCGGAGGCGTCCCCTCCGGCGGGAATATTCTGAAGATTAAGTCCAGAATCAAATGCATTTTTGGAGGAGGAGAGTCGCAGCGTAGACGTACCTGCAATGTTATAAGAACATCGGAGTCGCGAGTCTCGATCGAGCCTTGCACCAACGAAGGTAGAAAGGAAAACTCCGAGCGATCGGTATTCACGGATGTTCCTTATGAGTGGACGAAGGATAGGCTCCCGGACCGCGATCTTTTGCAGGGCCTCATCGTCAAGCGTGACCTCGTGGGACTTGCGGGATATGATTTCCCGCTGCTTGAAGTCCCCGTAGAATAGGTTGCGCATCTGCAGGGGGGAGCGTGGGTTAAGTGCATGACCAAGGATCTTGATGAACCACGCTTCACGCTGGCTGATTTCGTCCTGGAGTTCGAGGGCGAATTCGCTCCGCCTTTCCGTGTCCACCCGCACCCCTCGGATCATTGCCTGTAATACAGGCCAGAACATAGCCTGCTGGAAGTCGCTCTGCGTCCGCAACCCCAGCTTGTCTACGGTTTTCTGGATGTTTTCATCGCACTCGAAGGTGATGACACAGTCTTTGCAGTTATACGCCCAGAGCTGGTCCTCACCCGTTTTCCTGTCCCAGTTCTTGCCCTCGGCTTTCCAGTAGACATGCTTTTCGCAATACATGCTTGATAGGTAGTCAAGTCCCTTAGGAAGTGTAGTAAAGCAGCTGTGATGCCCAAGCATTGTATCTCGGTCAAACCGAGGGGAAAAGCCCCAGTGTCGCCAGAAGTACTGCGTGTCGTAGATAAAGTTCTGTCCCACAACCCTAGCGTTTCGATGAGTAAGGACCTTTCGAAGGAGAATGATAACAGCAACTTCCTCCTCTGGAAGCCAGTACCCTTCAGGCCGTTCAACACACATGAACGGGATGCAGAGAGCACTTTGTTTATCGCGAGCGATGCCGACGCAGGCAATGTGGCCCGACCTGGTTTCGATGTCACAAGCGAGAGTCGTGGGGCCGGTTTCGAGGACTTCAAGGCATTTCTCCAGGTAGGAAAAAACTGTAGAATAACTGGGGCGCAATAAAAACGAATACTCGGACCCCGTAATTGTGTCAGTCGCTATCTCCCCTTTCGCCCTGCGCAGGTCCTGTACGCTTATGTTTCTTGCGCTCCAGTCGCGCATGATATATGCCGGGTGGTAGACCGGGATCACCTTGGGTGACCGTGAAGATGACAGCCCTTCCGTGGACAGTAAGCTTCCCCGCCAGGACTTTATCCCCCATTTCCCGGTCAAAGCCCACATGGACACATTTCCAAAGGCCACGATAACATTGGGCTTCACCATATCTATTTCCGCCTGCAGGAGCTGGAAGCCCGCCAGCACGATTGGTTTGACCATCTTGTCCCGCATCGGGACCATGTCCTCTGTGATCCGCTTCTTGACTTTTGGAATCCATAGCTCTATATCGTTCCCCGGGGGTTGATCTCTGCAGACGTTAGTGAGAAAGCACTCGCTGCGCATGATGCCAGCTTCGTGCAGTAGGTCGTTTAAGAGCTGCCCGCTGGCACCCACGAAAGGTTCCCGGCGGCGCATCTCTACTTCGCCGGGAGCTTCCCCGACCAGCATGATGCGCGCGGGGACTGGACCGGAGGGTGGGATCATGCGCTTCCACTCCGCTCATGCTCTGGGGCGGGCTGTTCGTCGAAGTGATCTATCTCGACGTTGAGTATGTCCTTCACTGCGGTCTCCGTTATCTTCTTCAGTAACTCCTTCCACTCATTGAACAAGCCAGGCTGGCGCTGGACGACACCCCTGTGAATGCTGGCGAGAAAGTGTGCACCTTCCATTGTGGAGGGCTTTGCAAAGTAGGCAACGATGCGATCGCCTTCAGTGCGGATAGCTAGGCGGACGAAGGGAGGTGGTGTACTCATTTCAGCTCCTCGATCCGCTGCACAGCTATTCCGTAGTAGGAGGGATCTTTTTCGATACCAAGAGCACTGCACTTAAGCGCGTGCGCCGCCGGGAAGATAGTTCCTGTTCCAGCAAACGGATCCAGGATTCGATCTCCTGCTCTGACAGATCGGACCAAGAGACTCGTATACAGGTTAACCGGCTTCTGCGCGCCGTGTCCGAGATTGTCATCCCCCTTGGATTCAATGACATCTGGATAGATGGCGGTGACGCGCTTGCCCCCGCGAAATGCGTAAAGGACAAGTTCATAGCTTCGTCTTGGACCATGTTCGGGCAAGGGCACTCGGCCCCCTCCTTGCTTGTAGTTGATCAGGGGAGTACGAATGGCGTTCCAGTCCATGCCGACGGTTCCCGAGTTAATCAGGTCCCGAAGCCACACGAACTGGTCGATGTCACAGCAGATATACATGTGGGCCTGCGGCTTTGCCAGGCGCGAGATGAGCGGCAAGGCGTACTTCATCAACGAGCGGAATCCCAGCTCGCTGTCGGAGTATTCGTGAGTGATGGCTGTCATGCGGCCGGCGCTGTCGCCGAAGTCGTCGGCGTCCATCCCGTAAGGGGGATCGGTGCAGATGACGTCGAACTGCCCGGGGTCGATCGTGTTCATCCAGTCAATACAGTCCCCCAAGTACACATGATGAAGGTGCGCTCCGAAGGTCTCACCGACGATGGCAGCGTGAACTGCGTTCTTCTCTGCGTTCTCCTTCGCTTCGAGGATCTTGAACGCCTCCTTCAGCGTCTTGGCCTTAGCGATATCCGGGTCGTCCATGTGCTTGGTGATGGCCAGGGACTTATGCACATTGGCTCGGTACTCGCCTAGCTCCGTCGGTGGCACGTCAGCGGGAATGTCGTATACTTCCCTGGCCGTGTCGCCGGTGGTCTGCGCGGGATTGCGCGCTAGGCGGAGCCGATGGAGACTGGAGACGGCCTCAGCTCGTTCTTGCCAGGTAAGGTCCATCCGCCGGATATTCTCCTCCAGCTCCGCCTCATACGCATCCAGTGAATCGAGTTCCCCGAGGTTTGTCACTGGCAATCTCCCCTCGGGTACTGCCTCACCCCCGCAGCGGAATTCCCCGCCGAGGTCACGCAACTGGCGGATTGCGCGGAGTCGTCGTTCCCCTGCTACGAGAACCCATAGAGACGCTTCGCTATTCGTCCCCGGTCGCACGACCAGCGGGTGCATCAGCCCCAGGCGCGAGATGGAGTCAGCTAGCTCCATTACACCCTGGGGGTCGAACTCTCTTCGCTGACGGTTCTCAGCTACCCTCAGTTCGTCCGAGTGGATCAGGAACATTGCTTTCTCCAGTTGGTGGGAGCGGTCGGCCCTTCCCCGACCGTGCACATATTACTGTTAGCGAGTGCAGCGCTCCCGGTGTGCTAAGCGCGTGGGGCGACTGCCGTCACGTCGTTGTAGATCTGGTCTCCGTCAACCCGGGGCTTGATATGCCCCTTGACGACCTGCCCGACCATCATGCGGAAGTTGAACGGTTGGCCGGGCACATTCAAGCCCATCGCCTCCCGTACCCTTCCGAGCTGGACATTGCGTCCCTTCTCCGTCGAAATCCCACCCCCTACGTTCAGGTCCAGCATGATGCCCTGCCTCACCGTTACCTTGTCCCGGCCGAGCATTTCTTTCAGCTCTGGGTCATCGACCTCGTAAGTAATGTCGATGGCGATGCCGGACTGGGTCTGGTCCTTGCTCGTCCACGGCCGGGCCTTCACCTCCGTTGAGAGCAGGGTGTAATCCTTCTCGGGGATGGGGATGTACTGCGTGCTGTTTGCATCGGTCAGCGTAGTATCGAGAAACTGTTGCGGGTCGAATGTACCCATGACTGTAATGCTCCTGTTGATTGAACTGAGAACCGGCGGTGCTTCAGCCCAGCGGCCGGGACGCTTCAGCGGGCTATGCGGCAATAGGTTCCTTGTCGGGAACCTCGATTACTCCTCCCTGCTTTTTCCAGCTCGCAATAATGGCTCCAAAGTCGGGTGGCAGTCCATCGGCGACTGGTAGGTTTCGGGCCTTGAGGTCGGCTCCCACGCTTGCAGTGGACCAAGTGAATTTCGTACCCTGTCGCTCACTGAGGATAACGTCGGAGAAGAATCTGGGGAGGACTGGAGCGAGCTTTCGACCAAGGGTTGCAGCCATGATCTTAGTTCCTCCAACAATTTCATCTGTTTCCCTATCGACGTGCGAGATAAGGACGAAATGACAACGTGTATCGGTACAGAGCTTTTGAAATA